CTTGTTTCAAGTTTTTCAGCCAAATAAGTATAGATAACTCACCTTTTCTGAATTGTAGACTTTTTTCATCTGCAATTGTTGAAATATTATTCAAAGGTTCTATCATTTTGTCAACATCTTCCATCAAATCTATCCACCCTTGTGTGGACATTGTTGAGAAGCGTTCCTCATAGTAGCGTTGTAGTTCCTGATTCATTGTCTCATCATCTGTTTTTCAACAATCTTAGCCTTGTTCTGAATATCTGCTTCTTTTAGCATCAATTCAGCAACCTTGACCCGCTTATCAAATTCTCGTGAAGCCAAAGCGTCATCAGTTGGGAGGTTCTTGGTGTTAGCCGCCATACTCTTTGCTTGCAATTCAATAGGCATCAATTGCGCTTCAGTCAATAACTTTTGCGCTTCAGCCTTATTCTGCTCTGCTTGTGTAGTTTGGACAGCAATCTGTGCTTGAGCCAGTTGCATAGCCAATTGTTGTTGCATCTGAGCCGCTTGTTGGGCTTGTGGATCAGCCGTAGACATCTTGTCGAGCATGGCAATCAACTCATATCTGTTTGACAGAGAAGAATTAGCCATGATGCCCTTCAAAATGATAGGCAAAACAGGTGTATTCGGGCCAAGAGTCTGGAGCAAACCAATCATCTGTTGTTGTTCATGCTCACGAGCAATAATTCCCAAGGCAGCAGTTGGAATAAACTTCATGTCTACAGTAGGATAACGCTCGGGATCGAACTGCATATAGCGGTAGGCGGCTTTGGTGATGAAGGGGATCATAAAATCCTCTTGGAAGTTCACCAAGGTACGCTTGTATTTCTTGATAATTGAGGCTACTGCCATCGAAATACCGCCCTGACCAGCATCTCTAGCAACGGCAGATACCATTCCTTGAGAGTCAAGAGTGCCTGTTGCCATCAAAAGCATACGTTCAAACTCTTTGGCAGTTTGCAAGTTAGACCCGTCAGTATTGCCAAACTTGAATGGGAACAGAATCTCATTGGGATTGCCGTTTGTGAGGATTGCCTTGCCTGGCTTGACTTCAAACTTAGCACCCCTTGGAAGACGAGTAGCATCCATAGCCATCATTGGGCTAGTTGTCAGGGCTAGTGAATCTAAGTGTGAACGAACTTGGGCATCTATGGCTTTTTGTGAGTTGTAAGCCTTCTCAACAGTGCCACGACCCAATAACCGATTAGGAACTGTATCGTCCTGATAAGCAAGGATTGGGCGGTCTTTCATCATGTATGGGTTCTTTTCTGCCTTCAAAAGAACACCATCATTGGCAATCACCACGATAGCCTCAACCAGATCGGAATACTCATCTTGAATACTGTCTTCAGGGAACAAGTCCTCTACTTCAGCATCATCATTCTCTATTTGGTCAAGGTACTCTCTAGGGACTAAACCATAGTAAGTCAGAAGTTTTACCTTGTCGTCTTCGTACTGAGTAATCTCTTGGGTAGGCTCTAAGTCCGTATCCATAGAGTCAGTACCGACTTTTACCTTGCGATAGATGCCATCTTCTTGACCTTTAACGACCTTGTGGATAGAGACATATTTCTCAATAGCCACACCCATACAGTCATCAATAGATGTCCCATTAGGGTCAAACAGGAAGTTACGGGGGTTAACAGGAACAATCTTGACTGCAATGCGGTCTTGTTCTACCACTCCGATAGCGGCTTGACCGATTTGACCAGGTATTGCCTGAGTAGACGGAACAAAGACTTTCTCTGTTTTGACAACAATCTCACCGATGCCCGTACCATACAGTTCAGCAAGTAGTTCAATTTGGTCAATAGACTTGCGAATCTTATCGACCTTGAAGTCTTCCATCAGTTGTGCTTTGATAGCCTCAACGTCTAGGGGATTGCCATTGACATCACGAATATCGTCTTGAATGTCAAAGAACTCACCCTGACCAAAGATGGCTTCCATGATCTCAGCATGGCGTGTCTCTACGGCTTGTTGGGTAGCGGGGGTGACGATTCTTGAACGCTCTGATTCACGGGTTTTATCTTGGGCATCCCACTCACCATTGAAGATTCGCTCGTACTCTAGCCAATCAGTTAAGAAGTTGGTGTCTCGGTAGTCCCTCCATCTATCACAATGGTTGACTACAAAGTTTGTTAGTTCTTTGTCTGAGTCGCTAGGTTCTTGGAATTCCATTCTTATACCCCACTAATAATATCTACTGGTTGCCAATCCTCACTGTCATCATCTTCTTCCATGTAAGATGTAACAGCCAGTTGGTCAATGTAACTAAGGGAGTCGGGCAAGTCATCGTGAACCCCTTGTGCGGGGAACAGGATTAACTGGTCTACGAACTCATCCCAATCTTCTTCCGAATTTAACACAATTCTGCCATGCTCGAACCTACCTTGTAAAGCCCAGATGATTCGATCCGCTTTTTTTCTATTCCCGTGGGTCAAATCTATGATGTGGGCATAGGTGTTGTTCTTTCGCATCAAGTCGCTCAGATAGGGCAAAACAGCGTTCTTTAGTGCCCCCCTCTCTATCCCTACGGATAAAGGTCTGTAGTCCCGAATGGCAATCAGTATCTTAGAGGCAGTCTCTCGGATGTCCCATCTTCCGTGTTCAATCTTCTCAACAAACCACTTCCCATCGTCAGTGACCTTCACTATTGAGATAGCAGACTCGTCCAGACGCTTCTTAGCATTGGCTGCTTGTTTGGCAACTTCCTCAAATCCTGCTAGGTCAACAGCGATGTAATAGCTTCCGTGTTCAGGCTTAACCCCGTATTTGATCCACTCTTCCTTGAAGATGTCAGAACCCGCATTGGTGAAAGAAGCCATGTATTCTTGCTTAAAAGCGAAGGTACTTAGAGTCTTTTTAGCACTTTCTATCTCTTTTGCGTCAATCAAGGGGTTATCAGCAGTGGTGAAGTGCCAACTCTTCCAATCAGGATCATCCTCACTCTCGCCTAGTTTGAAGGTGTCATAGAACCAATTGCGTCCTTTAGGCGTGCCGATAAAGAGTGCTCTCCCCCGTTTATCAGACAAACTGGCTCGAATGACCTGTTCCCATGCTTCGGGCTTGATGTCGGCAACCTCGTCCAGTACGGCATAGGTTAGAGAGACACCACGAAGGGTATCGGGTCTATCAGCACCACGGACATAGATTCTTGCTCCGTTTATTAGGGTAATGTCCAAGTTATTAACGTGGCTATTCTGAATAACCTCTCTACCAAGGTCTAGCAGTAAATCCCAGATAATCTGCCTAGACTGTCCCATAGTAGGACTCACATAGAGAACCGCAGAGCCTTGTGGACACTTGAGTCCTTCTATCAGTAGGGTAACTGCCGCCATTCGAGACTTACCGCACCTACGACCAGCAGCCACAACCTTGAACCTTGTGGAATCCTTGAATACCTCTTGTTGCCAGGGTAATAGAGAGAAATTGAGATCAGCCATACTTTGCCTCTACATCTTCTGGTTGTTCAGTAGAGTCGATTATTGTCGGTTCTTGCCCCAAACCAGTGATATTGATGGTTACGGCACTTCTCTGAGACTTATCCTTTTCAAACAGGCTTACAGGAAGAGTCCTATCAAGACACATCTTTAAAGCAACTAATTGATGTGGATGGTCATCATTAAGGGCTATCTCTATCACCTTCTGAGCCACATCCTTACCTCCACTCCTAATCATCAACTCCTTTAGCTCCTTGAGCCTCTGGTGGTCTGTCTTAGGCAGTACAAGGGGTGGGTTATCAGCAAACCTCTGTATGGTCATCTTCACTGAACCCTTTGGTCTACCACGACCTCTTTTTAATTTCGTTTCCATTTTGTCCTTTCTGGAATGGTCATTTTAGCTTTTTCTGAGGGTGGGATGCTCCACAAATATCTACACACAGACCCCACCCCCTCCCCCCCTGTGTTTCCATACAGCATAGGGTTTCTACCTACTCGTTTACCCTGACAGGGTTTCTACTACTGTACAAGCAGCCAGGACTGTTTATCTATACAGATCAGGGTTTACCCTTACCAGGTCTAAATGCGAATGATTCTTATTTGCATTGGGTAAGAGAGGGATGCACCTTTTTAGGGCTACTTGAATCTTATTGAGAACTATTCGCATTCCCTTGTCTTATCCTTCCCTTAGTGTTTACCCTATCTAGTCATCCTCTGTTTAGGGTTGTTTGTTGTTTACCGAGATTCCTAATGAATCCAAATCCATGTTTGGTCTAAACCCTTTGTTATATGCCCATTGGTAAAGGTCTAGGACGTTCTCAAAGCCCTTTGTTAAATCACCTTGACCCGCAGACAACAAAATGATTCTTTGAGGGTCTGTGAGGATTCTCAAGAAGTTTCTAGTGTTCGGGCTTGATGGTCTCGCCATTGTCGGAATATTCCTAAAAATTGAATTAATTTAATTATTGCATACTTTAATTCTAAGGGTTTCTACTGATAGGGTTTTGGAGGGGTCAATAAAATCAACAACTTACGAGAGTTGGCACGATTCTTTTATGCTTATATAGTGAGGGGGTCAGATTTTCCTCTCTTTTATTAACTCAATAGGTGTCAATATGCAGCAAAACTACACTTGGAAATATTTGGTTTGTTCAATGGCAATCACAGACCTTGCAGACCTTGAAACAAATGGTTCAATTCCTGACGATTGGAAATTTACACTTTGGAAGGGTAAAACCCTTTATGACGAAGTTGGGTCTGCATGGCGCGAAAGGTCTGAGAAAACAGTTTATTTGTCCCATAAAGATGCACCCGATTCAAAGCAAAGATGGTTTAACCCTGATACTGTAGTTGACATTTGGAAAGTGAAATTATGAACGACAACCATAAAGACATTCTTGCCGCAATCGGGTTGGGTCTCATGCTTTGCGTGGGTCTGCTTGCTTACTTTGATATTTTAGTTAAATAGGGGTCAACAATGAAAACAGGAACAAACGCACAATCTAAGCCCTTGTTTGAAGGGCAAATTGTCAAATTTAAATCACCTCATGCAGATGTAATGCTTTATGACATTTGCAAACGTAATGCCAAATATGGCACTCTCGAATGGTTCGCCTTAAATGATCCATTGCCTGACCAAATTCAAAATGCAGTTTGGCAGCAAGGGTATTCCCTAATTCACCAGGCAATCGATTTGCCCTAAAATTTCACTTTCAATCAATATTTAAAAGGCTTTCACAATGAAAATCAGTAAACTTATAGACGTTGACCCAAGCACAGAATTGGAAACAATTTCAACTTGTGGCGGTTTTAATGCCCTGTATTTCCCTCACCCACTAGGGCGTGAAAAGTATGGTTATTATTTGATTACAGATGCATTTGGTGAGCAACCGCCCGTTGCTGGTGAAAAGTGTACCCTCGGGAAGTTCACAGATGACGCCCAATTTGAAGGTTATATGGACATTGATAAGTGGGAAGGTCTGTAATTCTTAGACTGTTGACCCTTAGATTAGGGGTCAATTGCCTAGGATTTGCCTAGGGTTTCAACTTTCAAAAGGCTTCAAAATGAAAATCACTCTCAAAACTTCGGTTCTTCGTGCAGCATTGGTCTGCTCTGCAAAAAAAGACATTCGCTATTATTTGCAAGGTGTTTGCATTTCAATCAATCACCCAGAAGTGGCAATGGTTTACGGCACTGACGGACATATTATGTTTGTGGGTCAATGCCCGATTGTTGTTATAGATGCACCAACAGAATACGGGTTTCAAATAATCATTCCATCTGACACTATCAAAGCCATTGATAAAAAATCAGAATTTATCGATCTTGAGACAATCGAAGGCGGTGCAAAAGATTATTATCTTTTAGGGAATGCCCGTTTTCAAGCCATTGATGGACGTTATCCCGATATTTCCCGTGTAGTTCCTGCTCGTGATGCATTCTCAGAGCTTAAAGCCAGCTATTTTGAACCTGATTTGCTTGTCAGAGGCAATGAGGCATTGTCAATGTATTACGGGGCTAAAAAGGGTAAGATTTTCCCATTGTCTCAAAGGGGCGATCAATCGGGCGTTATTCACAACAACCGCAATGATGCTTTGGTGGTGGTCATGCCAATGCGAAATGAACCTGGCACTTATCAAGGGTTGAACCCTGATTTTATGCAAGTGCAGCAAAAAGTGGCTTAATTCTTAGACTGATAACCCTCTACATGGGGGTTATTGGCCTAGGTGTTTCCCTAGGTTTTTAACTCAATAGGCTTCAATATGAAACAGACAATTAACAGCCACGAATTCATTAAACAATTCGATTCTTTGCGCCCCGAGAATTTCTCACGTGATGCACTAATTATGATGTTTGAGCATTTCGAGGAACATGAGAGGGATATAGGCGAGGAAATCGAATTTGATCCAATTGCCATTTGTTGCGAATATTTAGAACTTTTCCCGCATGAATTTGTCTATCAATACCGCCTAGAAAAGGAAATTGATGGCATGACAGATGACCAAATTGAAGAGTTTATTTCGGAATACATTGAGGAAAACGCCCTCTTCGTTGGCAGAACCGATAATGGCTCTTTCGTTTTTCAACAGTTTTAACAGGTGGCAGCATGACCTTTTATCAAGCCAAATTTGACTCTATTAATTTTCAATTCACCGCATTTGGTGAAACCGAAGCCAAAGCCATAATGACATTAAAACTAGGATTAATCCAGCACTCTAGAGATTATGGAATTGATAGAGATTGGTGGAAGGATTGCGAAAACGATATCTATGCCATAGAAGTTGGTCTTGATGGTTGCTATCGTGACAATGAAGCAATTTTGGGGCAATTATGATTTATGCTTGCTTGGCATTAATTCTTAAAATTTTAACTGGTAAAAAATGAAAGGTTTATTATGACCATTACAAAAATAAAATCCAAAATCTATTATCTAGATGGTTTTGAATATGCATATATTCGCACTCAAAAAGATATGTACGGCACAATGCACCCGTTTCAAGCCCATTGGTGGGTGCAATACCTTGGGGATGGTCAAAGTGCAATGTTTGACACTAAAGCCGAATGTTTGGCATGGATCAAGGAGTGGGAAGAGATCACACAATAACTAATTTCAATCCAAATTTAAGCCCTCTTAGGAGGGTTTTTTTACGTCTATGCTACCCAACTATGCACCCATGCTTAAAAACGCCTAGAAGGGGCTTTTAGAGCCTTTGGTGGGCATTTCTTCGCACAATCTGCGGATCGTTTCATTCAATGCTTCGATTTGATCCATTTTAGCAATCGACCACGCCCTACGTTGCCCGTGCCATCCTAGCAATGGGTTGCGATGGCAATCAACGCAAAGGGCAATGCAGGTATATTGCAAGCCCTGTTTGTAGTGATGCGCTTCGCTTGGGGCTTGTGCCTGGCAAACTGAACACGGAAGACTTTTAACCCTTGCAAGGTGTAGCCTTTCCCTTGCGTTCAATTTGTTGTTCATTGGGTGGCTTTTTGTTCAATTCGGGCTGAATATTGGGCGGTTCTCCAACATTCGACCTTGGCTTGGGCTGCTGTCATTAGCCAACGATAGCGTTCTTCTATTTCCACGGCTGCCCTGATTCCTTCCAATATTTCTACATATTCAGGGTGAGCATAAGCAAATGTGTTCTGTTTTCCAAGCACTTCAGTACCAGCAAGGCTTTTCAGTTGTGCGTGCTTTGATCGTCTAAATTCTTCTAAGTACATACGATCAGATTTAGCCTTTGCGTATAAAGGGGCTGTTTTTATAATGAACTCTATCGCAAGTGTAGGTTCGTTCATGTTAGCCCTCTATTCTTTTCATATTTCTTATGACAATGGTAAAACTGGAAATTGTGTCTTTGCCAAACACTTCCATTTTCTCAATCTCTTTTGCTACTTCCTCTATAACTTGGTTTCTTTGAGAGATGGAAACGAACACATCAAAATGGTAGGGTTGACCCATATCTTTTAAGATATGTTTACCAAGGTTACTTTGCTTTTCAACAGCATTAAATGCCTCATCCTCTTCTTTTGTCCAATCAGTCATGCTATTTCCTCAATATGAGGATTCTTTAATGCTCGTGCATAAAAGTGGGCTTGTTCATAGGCATCATCACCAAAAAAAGATTGTTCATAATGCCAATTAAAGTTATACCAATGTTTACCTTCTACAACCCAATATTTACGGGCATCAAATCTTAATCGTACTCTCATGTTTGCCCCCTTTCCCTAATTGCATCCATGTGAACGTAACCAGTTGAAGCATCCAAAATTTCGATTATTTCATTGCGTTCATGCTCTGCTACCAGTCTAGCAAAGTGTATAAGTATCTGTTGACAGATATCAATTTCTTCATCAGCAAACCCTGCCTGTTTTGCCATGCGGATAATGCCCTCTATGGTCATACATCCTCCAACTTGTAGTTGAGTTTGTGGTGCTGAAAACGCATTGCAGCTTCGCACTCCATCTCTTTGAATTGCTCATCAGAGAATAGCCCAATGACATCCCGACCCTCGAACCAAACTTCTTTGATTGACTCGTTAAAGGTTGAATCCTCGTCTTGCTGATACTCGTAAACTACTGTTACTACTTCGCTACCAGCACCTGCTATCGTGTGAAATTCCCAAGTTTTTTCCATGATGTTGACTCCTGTTTAAAAATTAAATCTTACCTAATTGCTTGCGTAATACCATAGGGATTTACCCTAATGTCTGAATCATTCGTAAAGCGGCTTCAGGGTTGTCGATTCTCGCCAATGTGCCGCCATGCCAATTCTCGAAAAAGTCTGTTTGTAGCTTGGTAAACTTCTTTTTAGAATTTGTTTTAATTTCTACCAAAAAGGTATGGTTTTTATACCCTACCAATAGGTCAACTGGTAAGCCAATAATCCATACATAAGCCCCTGCGCTTCGCAACGCTGAAACGATTTGGTCTTGGTTGGCATCTACCCTAGCGGCATATCTCATTTTAGGATTCTCCATGCGGTTGCAGCACAGAGTGGGACTTGCCCGTTGCCGAGGGCCTTAATTCTGTCCACCCTTGAGGCCATCCCATTAACCACTCGACAAACATTGGACTCAGTTGCCCAGAAGTTTGACTCACGCACATTTGCAAATTGACTTGCTTCCCAATCTCTATACGTCTTTGAATTGATGGGTTGCTCAGATTCCCCCTGTCCTTGGAGTCCGACACTTGCGGAGTTGGCCACTTCCTTTTCATCTCCAAATTGACCGCATCCGATAGTTTCGCTCCAAACTTCACTCCCGTAGTCAAGCTCGTTCTGACAAATCGGTTGTTCTTTAGTTCGATCCCGTTTTGTTTTGGACTCATCCAATCCGATGAAGTCGGGGTTGGCCATTTCTCGATGCGTTGTTTTAACGCTCTCCTGCTGTTGCTCCCACCATCTAATCCTGTCGTGTTGGGCGTGTGGAAGCTGTCCACGCCATTTGGCGACAATCCATATCCTATCCCTCTGATGTGGTGCTCCAACGTCCGCTGCTCCCAACACTCCCCATCTCGCATCAAACCCCATTGCGGCCAAGTCTCCGAGAACTTTTCCAAGTCCCCTAGAAGTGAGCATTGGTGAGTTTTCCACGAAGACGTATCTTGGTCGTACTTCGTGAATGATCCTCGCCATTTCTCGCCACATTCCAGAGGCTTCTCCATCAATTCCTGCTCCTTTTCCTGCTGCGGAAATGTCGGTGCATGGAAAGCCGCCAGATACAACGTCAACAATTCCTCTCCAAGGTTCTCCTCTAAAGGTTTGTACGTCATCCCAAATCGGGAAAGGCGGGAGAAGCCCGTCATTTTGTCGGGCGCACAGTACGCTTGCGGGGTACTGCTCCCACTCGACTGCACAGACTGTTCTCCAACCAAGGAGGTGTCCACCAAGTATTCCTCCACCAGCACCTGCGAATAAAGCCAACTCATTCAATTTGTCCTTCTTTCATTTGACGCATATAAAACCTGACCCGATCTCTCGCTCCTGAACCATAGATTCTCTCGCAACGCTCAAGCCTGGCACGAACAAAATCATTGTCTTTCAAGGATTGCCAAGTTCGGAATATCTCCCTTGCCTCGGCTTTCTCCAAAATAACTCTGTCTCCTGCATTGGATATGTTCTTTCTCGAATACGCCATAGGGGTTTACTCTAGGTCACCAGTAAGCTCTAAGGCTTTGTTTATCAGGTGTATCGGAAATGGTACGCCTTCACGCACCTTGTCCAATAACTGCATTGCTTGGTAGTGGCTCATGCTTTTTGCCTTATTTGAGCCATCCTAGCCAATACCTCAAATGGTATGGGTGCGGCTTTTTTTGCGTCTTCTGCAATCTTCAACAAGGCAGGGTCAGGCTCATTACTTCTCGCAACTGTGAGCCTTATGTTGTCGGCAGGGTTTCCCTTTATCTCAAAAACATCTTGCCAACTAGAAGTAATTGATTTCTCTAAAACTTGCTTTACATCCTGACCAGCATTCTTAAATCGTTCTAGCTTGGCAACAATCAGCTTGATGGCGTAGTCTGTTGCAGGTTTACCAATGCGCTTCCGCATTTGAATAAACGCATCCCATGTTTCTTTTGGTATCCATTCTGGTAAACAGAAAGCAACGACAGTTGCCTTTGTATTTATATGGTTATGGTTATGGTTAATGGTTAATGGTGCATCGTCACCCCTTGACGTACCCTTGATGGGTACATCATCACCCCTTAATGTACCTATATAAACATCTATGGACAATGCCAAATAGTGAGTTATATAGTCCTCTTTATTGACCAAATGCTTCAATGATGGGTTGTCCCTGATAAACGCACCATAAGCAGAAACAGCCTGATGTTTGCGAAATTCTGCTATTTCTTTGTCAGCACGAACATTGATAAACCCATTTTCTGTGGACAAAAAGAACTCATTTAGGATGGTCAAGACATCCTCTTCGTGATCTCTCATGCCAATCTGACGGGCAGCATCTCGGTGTTTTATAGGTTGTTCATGGAGAAAATAGAAGTCTAAAAGTCTTCTATATGCCAAGTCTTCCAACAAAGAAATGTGGCGAGTGTGACTCATATAGTCACCGATGTGAAACTTGTAAAAGTGCATGATTTCCGCTTTTTAAACACCCTTATAAAGAAACCTCGGCAGGAGAAGGGATAACTCTTTTCAATAGGGAGATCAAGCCCTATTTAGCCGTGTTTCAAAACATTGTATCAAATATATTGATTGTTGGTAATTTCATTTGTCTGTGGTCTGCCAAGCAAACGTCTAGCCTGAGAGTTCATCACAGCGTACTCAGCCTTAGAGAAGATACCCTGTGCATTGCGTATGTCAAAGGGGTTTAGCTTGTTGTATGGCGCATCATTGGCGGCTTTTGTGGCCTCAATCATGTGCGGTTCTAAAGTGTACTTTTGTATCCAAGACCTACCTATCTTAATCTTTTCAACAGTAAGTTGCTTTTTGCGAAACATCTTCTTGCAAGCAGCAACAATTGAAGTTCTTGGGATGCCTGTCAAGTTCTCCATTTCGTATGAAGTAAGCGATCCATTTTGCAAACATTTGATGATGGATTCTTGGGTCATTTGTAAAGGTTCTCAAGGTTAATTGGTCGGTTTAGGTGAAGTTCTAGTGTCCTAGCAAGCAAAGCTGTTACAGCCGCAATGGAATCCTCTGGTTCGGTTGTATAAGCATCTGCCATTGTTTGGGCGTACCCATGCAAGGCTTCAGCGCATCTTTTTTCAAGTATTTCAGTTTTCATACGAGTAGCCTAGCATGATAAAAAAGTTGCGTAAATTAGGGAAAACCCCTATGTAAATTCAGGAATCTATGTGGCACATTAGTGGTGTGGGCAAACAGTAACCCACGTTTAACAGGAGTAAATATGCCGATTCTTAATGGAAAAAAGGTTGTTGACCTAGAAGTAGATGGAGTGGATAGCAGAGACTTCCCAGACTTCTCTGATGCCTACTTTTCAGATGGATGTTACGAAGATGGAACAAGATTGACAGAAGATGAGTTAAACAAGCTCACCGATCTGGCTGGTGATGTTCTGTGGGAGATGGCTTTTGAGAGTCTCACATGAAATCAGTATTTGTACAGTATTCTGAACATTTCTCAGACATCCACTACTGCCCTTACTGTTTGACAATCAAGGGAAACAAGATAGTTTGTTGCCAAGAAGCAGACTTCATCGAGTTCAAGGATTTGTATCCTGAACAACAAAAAGAGATTATTCAACAAGAGTTAGATACTTACAGGAGTTAATATGAATATATCAGCTTTCCCGCTTGCATTTGAAGACAAGGAAGATGGAAAACTTAGAGTGCGAGTAGGAATGGACTTGCGTGACTTTTTTGCATCATCGTTTGTATCATCAGGACATATATTTAAAAGCATATCAGATGGCAATACGCCAACTTTGGTTGCTGAACAAGCATATTTAATGGCTGACGCAATGTTGCAAGTAAAAGATTTAAGTAAACCAAAACCCAAAAAGTCAACTAAATCGAAAACAATAGAACCATCCAAGCACGAGTGGATAGGTTACCAAGACATTACCTAAAGGAGTTAATATGTCAATAGAAGCGTTACTGAAAAAAGATGTCAATTCTCATACAGAGAAGAAAAACAACCTGACCTACCTATCATGGGCATGGGCATGGCAAGAGGCTCTCAAAGCTGATCCTACCGCCACCTATAAGGTAGAGATGTTTGGCGACAAGTGTTTCATGGATATCAATGGTACGGCAATGGTGTTCGTTACCGCTACCATGTTTGGCAAACCAATGACTTGCCAACTACCTGTGATGGACTACAGAAACAAGGCCATCCCCAATCCAGATGCTTTTGCGGTAAACACTGCAATCATGCGTTGCATGACAAAGGCTTTAAGTCTGCATGGCTTGGGTCTATACATCTATGCGGGTGAAGACCTACCAGAAGAGGGCAGATCAGTAGTGATTACACCTACTCAGGGTGCAATGGATAATATCCCCCCAGAGGAATTACAGTACTTGCAAGAATTGGCAATGGAATTGATTGCCATTTGTGAGCAAGGTGATCCCAAGGCAGCTTGGGTAAAATTGGAAGAGCAGAACCTAGACGGGGAACAAAAAATTGCCCTCTGGACACTTCTGCCAAGCAAAGTGCGTACATCATTAAAAAAGGCTAAGGAGCTGTAAATGGAAAAAAGAGATAACTCTGGGGTTTTGTTTGTCAATGACAAAAAAGAAAACGAACGTGCGCCCCAATATAAGGGGAATATTACAGTCAATGGTCAGGATTACTGGCTATCTGCTTGGATTAAAGAGGGGAAAAGCGGTAAGTTCATGGGTTTAGCAGTATCACCCAAAGAAGACTATCAGCCCAAACAAGCCCCTAAGAAGGCTAGTTTTGAAGACGAAGACCTGCCTTTTTGAGTTAATATAAACCCGAGGGGAGAGCTGTGCAAAGGATTTTCCTAGCTTGCAGACGAGCAGTTTTCCCCTCACCCAATAGGAGTTAATGATGACATTAGATAAAACATGGTTTGGTGGTGCAGTAGAGAAATTCTTTGGTACTGAACCTTTCAAATTAGTACGAAAAGAAGACCCAGACACAAGCAAAGATGCTGCTGAAAAGATTGATTCAACCACGTTAGAGCAAATGGTGTATGAGGTCATTGCAAAGTATCCAAATGGATGTATTGCAGATGATGTAATGACACATTTTCCGAGTCATGGCATACAAACAATAAGCCCACGATATGCGCCTTTAATTCGCAAGGGGTTTATTGAAGATACTGGTGAAAGACGCAAATCCAGTACGGGACGCTCTCAACGTGTTATGAAAGTAATTAAATGATAGAAAAACCACCGCATTCCAAGATTAGTTATCCATCTACACCAACAAAAGACTTTAAATGGTCTTCTGGATCAGATGTTCAGGCAATCTGGAAGAAACATGGATGGAGTCCCCCAAGCGAGAAGATGCTGCCACCACCACCCGAAAAAGTTATGGAATTAAGGAGAGTTAGATGAGTTACGCTGATATTGAAATTCGCATAATCCAATGGGCAGAAGCCCGAAAGATTATTCCTAATAGCAACCCAGAGTCTCAGCTACTCAAAGCGGTATCTGAAATAGGAGAACTAGCCGATGCCACGATTAAAAAAGACCGAGAAGCTATTGTTGATTCTGTTGGTGATGTCATGGTCTGCCTTATTAACTACTGCGCTCTTCAAGACCTCAATTTGGTAGACTGCATGGAAGTTGCATACGATCAGATCAAGAATCGCAAGGGGATACTATTGCCTAATGGAGTCTTCCAAAAGGAAGTTACTTAGCTAATAAGTACAGTCCGATATTTGAAAACGCATAACCCGCATAGACAATAGCCATTTGCGGGTTATCTTTCCAAAGCTGCTCACCAGCAATATAGGCATAGATTGCCCCTGTCAGAATGATTAGCCAGGCACTCAAAATGCACCTACATCAATTACTTCGCCTCTGAACTGAACCATATCCTCATCAAATTTATGGACGAGTTCAGGCCATAAAAGCTGACCATTGAAGAAGTTTAGCACAGCAAATCCTGATCTGTGGTTGCTAGGATTTATTTCAGCATAAGTAAATTGTGGCCCATCTGTCTCAGCCAAAGTCCCTGTATCTACCCCGTAACGAACCCCGTTATAGTCAGAAAAAGGTGTAACTTTTAAAGAATGTAAATGTCCAGTAACCACCGACACACCAGCGTTCACAGTATTGTTGTGTGTGGCATGGACACCGCCTTTGTATCGGTGCTTAATGATGACATTCTCAGTAGGCCATACTGCCCAACAAAAGTCCCAATCTGGGATATGGTCTGTCAGCTTAAAGCCCTGAACTTCCTTAAATTGGGGTGCGTGTTGCGCTAATCTGTTGCCAAACCGAATATCGTGATTGCCCCATGTAAACAGGAGCTTTACATTGTGCCTCGCTGCTTTAGCGACTTCTTCTATCTCACCCAATGCACCCTGACAAGCCTTTAGCTCTTGGATGACAGAAGTCTGTGGTTGGTCAGTTATATCATGGCGAGATATAGACGCTCCATCGAAAGCATCCCCGTTACATATCACTGCCTTGGGTTTGAACTGCTCTATAGCCCATAGAAGCCCTTTAAAGGCCGTTGTACGCTGACTTGGAATGAAGTGGGCATCTGAGAACACGATTACTGTTCCGTCCAGTATGCCAAGGTTTATTTGTTTTAAAGGAGAGAAGGATTTTGGCTTGTTAGCGGCATAGTTAGCACCACGATGGTCTTTTGCTACTAAAGTTACTTTGTAGGTATCTTCAATCCACCTTCTACGCAAATGAACTGCCCTGTTTGGAATTCCAAGATGTTTGGCTATTTCAGTTGCAGATTGCATTTGCTCCCAAAGTTGGATGAATTCTATATCCGTACACGTTTCATTATGAGCGCCCATTGGAATCCCTTGAAAGTAACTTTTCTAGCAGATTGATGACCCTATGCTCTTGCATCTCAACCTCGTCTTCAGACGATTTGGGGTCTTGTGCCACAGTCATTAAATCGTGCAGAAACACATGAAGTAACTCGTGTAAAGCAGTCTGATCCAAAGATTCTGGTGTGATCTTCTCAGCACCAAAGTCGCCTAGTCTGTAAGTAGCCAATCTAGCCGCAGAATTAAACTCCACAGAAGCCATAGCAGCCTTTGCTGGTTTACTTCCTTTCTCAATTCTCCAATCACCCAAACTAAGCACTTGTTGCCACTTTTTGACACATTGTGCGAAGTGTACGACATCTTGTGGTGTAGGAATGTTAGGCATTACAACACCTTATAGGATATTTATTACAGTTTAGTTTAACAAAGAGCACTCAGCTTGTCTGCGCTTGAGAAGACCAGGCAACACTTTCCCGCCACCTTTAGTCCACAACATTAGTTGTTCTTTAGCGCCTTCCCAATCAGAAGCATTGATTTTGCGCTTGAGAGTAGAGGTTTGAAGTCTGCCAATACCTAAGTTATAAACGAAGTCAACAATGGCATTGCACTTGCGTTCATCTGTCAAAAGAATTGGGCAGTTTCTCAGAACACCTGGCAAGTAGGTATGCTCCAACTCAATCATTAGTAGGTGATTAGCCTCTTCCTGAGTCATTGGAGGGTCTTCTAAGGTCACTTTACGCTTATCGGCATAGTAAGTAGACCCATAGCCTATCGTGGCTACGTTAGCAGGGCAAAGGTAGGGCTTAGAACGAAAGCCCTCGAACCTTTTACATAGTTCTGCTGCCAACTCTAAGTTCATATTCCACGCTTAGAGAGAGTTCTATCAAGAAACCAGTAGTTAATAGTTCCTGATAGCAAAGCAGAAAAGTCTGGTGTCATCATTGTTTTGAAGACTTCAGTAGCGGGAGCACCACCTAACCATGCGTTCCAAGCAAACCACACATGGATGAATGACCAAACGAATAGTACCCAATATGTTACTACTGGACGAACAGAAGCAGAAAGTGAGGCTACCCATCCACCTGCGGCTTTAACCATCTCTGCTTGCTGTGTAATGGCGTTATTGAAGGCATCCATGACACCTACGTCAATAGCGGCTTCTCGTTGAGCACCAATTTCAGCTAGTTTCTGTTGACCACGTTGAGCCTCTAGATCACATTGGAACTTGAACATATTGAGTTCATGCTCACGCTCATTCTTCTTATCCATCCATTTAAGGACTTCTGGGGCAAGGCGAAACACCCCACCAAAGATAGAGCCTAGTATTCCACCAGATAAGATTTCAAACATTTTTAGTCCTTACATTTAGATTTATCTTCATTCTGCATGAGTTTGATACCACTCAGGAATCCAATCATTCCTCCGATAAGTGTAGAAAAAGCGGGTGAAATCATCTTGAATATCTCTGCGTTGTCCACTTCTTTTGCCCAAAGGCCAAGCATAAAGCTGACCACCATAGCCAATACAGAGATGCACAGGGTTGCGCTTACCATGAGTGTCACCCAAAGGGTTAGCTTCTCTTTCACCTCTATCTGAGGCTTGGGTCTTATCGGTTTCTTGGTCATACATAAATATCCAGTTTACGATTCTGAAATATCTCCATACGGAGTCGCTCTTGAACTACTTTTTTTGTGTAAATCTCAAAGGCCAAATCTTGTAATTCAGTTTTCTTTTGCTTGGCTATCTCATTTACCTTGTTCATTTCATGTTGTTTCTCTAGCTTTGCTTGAGCAAGGTCATGCCTATCTGGATACCCAGAAGGTTGAACTGTCGGGAATAGCTTGATTGTGTCTATCATTTCTTCTCCCTCTCAAGTGCTTCTTTGTACCCATGAACCACTAATGCCCTTAGATGATGTGAATCAGCATTTCCCGCCCACTCAGCCAAGTTATTCCAGATTACTTTAAAGTCGGTACTTCTGCACAATTGTTGACGTTTTGTAAGCCACTCAACCATCAATCTATGTCTCTCAGTCGGATCGTGTATTCCCCAAGCAATAGAGTAAAACTCACGCACACTACATAAGTCTTTCCCTGTAGATTGAAGTGAGAGGATAAGAACAAGTGGTATTAACCATCTCACGGCATCGCCCAAATTATGATGTAACTACCAAATACCACAAATAATGTAATACAGACTGCCGCAATGATTGCTACAGTCCAATCTTTCATTAGTCGCCAGATAGAAGTTTGTTAGTCCCACGAATTTCCATCTTAAATGGAAGTGGTGGGTTTGTAAGTAAGCCTTCACGGAAAGCCGCACGAGTCTTTGGCCCTTGTTGCTTTCCACTTAAATCAGGTCTTGCAACCCGCAATGAATTTTCCATTTGTTCAGCAAGGTCTAACATTCGCTCTCTGTTGGCAATAGCTTCTTGTTTTGATCTTTCAGTTTTTGCACGAGCCGCAATTTGCTCAAAAGCAACAGCTTTATCTCTTGCCTTTGTAATTGCATCTTGCACAAACTCTCTGTCAAGGATTCGTGTCGCAATTGTTTTGTCTGACAATGATTTCATGCCTGGCACTATTTCGGCCAAATCAACACGGGTTCTATCAAATGCAACTTTTTCAGCGGCAGTAAAATCAAATGTGCGACCTGAAGCGGCTTTATCTGTTGCAGACTGCAAAGATGTACCAAAGTCTTGGAATGTAGATGGCGTAGCACCACGAACACCCGTAGAAATCTCAGGCGCACCTGTCAATGGGTTTATTTGCAATTCAACCGCACCACGAGTTGTTTGACGAGAAGCTGCTTCTGCTGCCGCTTGTTGTGCTTCTGCTTGTTGACCAAGAGTGCGAGACATTCCTGATCTGCGAACATCTTCTGCCCGTAAGCCAGAAAGAGTTCCTTGCCCACTAGGTGCGGCAATTTGTGGTGGCGTAGGTGCAAAGCCAGGTGTCCCAACACGAGGGCCATACTGATTAGGCTGAATAACAAAATTAGGTTGATATGGGCCTTGACCAGGCATCAAAACCTCTACAGGGGCTTGATAAGGAACAATAGCCTGACTCTGAGGAATAGGTTGTGCCGCTGTTGCTACCTGACTAACAGGGATACGGGCATCACGCAAAGTTAATCCCGCTTGATAACTTGGAGAGGCTATGCGACTTGCCGCCAAAGACCCTATGCCTTCGCCAGCCAAAGTTCCCACAAGACCACCAAATGCCGCACCCCCAACGCCAAATTGACTACCAATTGCTGCACCCGTTGCCCCGCCAATACTTGCTCTTGCAATGCGAGGTGTATCAGCAAATCCTTTAGATGGCTTGACGGCAAACGCATCTGGATAATTGCCCGCAATCTTTCCAAGTGCAGCAATATCACCTGTCATGGCATTATCTTTTTCGGTAATACGGCTAAGTTTGTTAACATCAATAATGCCTGTATTGAAATCTGTAGCGGCTTCATAAGCATAAGTTTTAGCCATCTTTTGCCTAGCATCTCTAAACTGAGATAACAACTTTGGATTGAAAATGTTTGTTTCAATCATAGACTCTAAAGCAGTGGCAATAGCTAGGTTTGTGTCAGCAACATCTAAGGCCGCAAGGTCTGCATTTTTGTTGTTGTATGTCTTTTGAGCACGTTGGCGCAATGTTTGAACATTTTTAAGAACTTCTGCACCAGTTAAACCATTTGTTGTTTTAATAACGGCATCATCAATAATTGCATTGATACCTTTTGAGTATCTTTCTGAACCAATAACAGCTTCGTCAGGACGCAACTTGTTTAAAGATGAAAGCAATGACGCATCAGCAGTCATTGTTGGTAGTTTCCTAACTTGGTTATATGGTTCAGCAACCTTTATTCTTGCGTTATTAAATGGTATTTTGCTATCAAATTGCGTAGTTTCTGGCAAACCTAATTCATTCAAAGCAACTTTACGCACTTGATTTTTGTTTACATCAGTTATTGCTCTTGAGCCTTGTTCGCCAGCAATTGTAGAAAGTGTTCGTGTCCCAATTGTTGATTGAATGTTTTCTGGGCTTAAAGCAATACCAAGACGTTGTGCTTCTATAGCAGCATCAATTTGTGGCCCACGAGCGTAGTCTTCTAAAGACATTCTTTCACGTTTGGCTTGCATCATTGGCTCAAAAGGCATCTTTGCACCAATAACGGCCTTCTCAACAAATGGAGCAGATACTTCTTGAACTGTTCTGGCAACAGGTCTAGCAATAGCAGGTGCGGCAACACCTAATGAAGCCATGTAACTTTCAACATCTGAAGCAGGAATGCCTGTTTTATCAGCAATCCATTTAGCTCCTTTTTGAAAGTTTTCACCAATAAAGTCCATGATCTGACGAGCAGTCTCTTGTTGGTATTCTGGAGTCTCAGTAACACCAGCCATCTTACCAAATGGTTTGTCAACAGCAGAAACAATCCTTTGTGTAGCCGCTTGTGCTTCTTCAGGAGAGCGTCCTAAACGTGCCAAAGGATAGCCAACCATTTGTGCGGCAGCAGGTAATACTCCACCAACAGTAACGTCAGCTAAAGATGCGGCAGTGCGGCCTAACTGCGTTATTGCACTAGGTGCTTGCCTTGATAGTGGCTTTGTAACAATAAGGTCTTCATATCCAGAAACACCCGCAGTTTCAGTTGGGAGCAAGTCTTCATATCCAGTAGCCATTTACAACTCCTGATTAGTTTTTTGTTTAAAACGCTCACGCACTTTGTCAGCAGATGCACCTGCGGCAATTGCTGCTTTCGCATTTTGCCTCTCTTGATCAATACTTACTGTTGATGAAGATGGTGCATTGGTTGGAATTTGCTTAGAAGCAGAAACACCATATTGTTTAAGAGCAGGTCTGTCAAACAAAGATTGACTACCTTTGCCATCAAACCAAGCGTCTTCTGCACCATCATACGTTGTGTTTGTTCTATACCATTTGGCATAAAAATCACGTTGTTCAATATCTCTCTGAAGTTGTTCTTTAGCAACTGTAAGAATAAACTTGTTTGCCTCTTTGGTGTTACCCAATCTTGCACCAGTTTGCTCAATACGCTCGGCATCGGTCTTAGTTTGCGTACCTTTTTGCTCAAGTTGTTTTGATAAAACTGCTTGATTTGCATTGGCTAAAAATATTTGTGAATTTGAAGCAAACTTTTCAGCACCTTGAACCCCTAAAGCCGCCAGAACTTTTGCGGCAGAAGCGGCTGTTTCTGTACCAAAACCAGTTTCAAAACCTTTGTCCAAGATATTCAAATTGGATGTAATTGCAGGTAAATTCTTTTGAGCATTTCTAGCTGTTGGAGAAACATTTTCAAAGAAATCTTTAGTTAATGACTTTCCTCGTTCGCCTTGTTCTGCTTTTTGTGATTCTGGTAACTTAACTTCAACTTTTGTTCCACGGCTTTGACCTTCAGCACTAATTGCTGCTTGTACTTGAGCTAAGAGAGGAGAACCAGGTGGCAAAGTTGCCGCATATTCTTGAAGTTTTTGGATAGTTGTTTTTGAATCTGGTTTCTCAGGTTTTTCTGGTTTTTCGTATAAAACTAAATCTGCGGGTAATCCAGTTCTTTGATACTCTGCAAGACTTGCAGGGGTATATTTACCTGATTCCACTAATTTTTGGAATGGATCGGCTTGGAATCGTTCACGACTTGCTGATGCCAAAGATGCTTGCTTTGCAGCTAAAGATGCTTCTCCTGCTAACAAGCGTTGTTGTTGTTCAGCAATTTGAACTTGTGCTTGACGAGCATATTGAGCCATAGCCATAGCACCTTGTTGATCGCCAGCTTGTGCCAACATCTGAGCACCTTGTAGGATCGACTCAGGATTGGTTTGATCTATCTGTTGAGCAATAGAGTTTCTAAGGCTAATTAACTTCAACTGAGGGTCTTCTATGCCCATAGCACCACCAATAGCAGTACCAAGACCTCTAGCACCCGCATAGGTCATTGCCGCACCACGAGCCGCAGGGTCTAGTTGAGCCAACCTAATGCCCTCTGCTAAAGCACTTGTTCTTTGTTGTTCGCCATACATTTCTGGGCTTAGTCCAAATAGACCCGCTACGATATTGTCTGCCATGATGAGTCCTTATGAGAATAAGCTAGTTAAGGCATTACCTGCCGCAGTACCAAATGCAGGAGAACCACCCAAACCGCTTAAAAATGTTGAGTATGGATTAGTAGTTGCCGCAGGGCCTGTTGATAACAGTACGCTTTGACCCGCACCTTTCAAACCGAATTCGCCAACTCTTTGCCCTGCTGCCGACATCTTTTCTGCAAGACCAGTGCTTAATGTAAATGGTTGTTGAGCAGCAAGTTCCAAAGCTGAAACTTGGTTCATTGCAGCAGTGTAAGGATCATAGGCGGCTTTTTGACCCGCATAATAACTACCCAAATTAGTAGCTCCTTGGGTGAAAAGAGAACCGCCAAGTGCTAATCTCTCTTTTTCAAGTGCTTGTTGTTTAGCTAGTGCATCTATACCAAACTGTTGGCCTTCAATTCCAAGTTTCTGGCCTGTACCAAACAATCCCGCACCAAACAAAACATCTTTTTGTCCAGCTTGTTGAGCAGAAGCCGCCAATTCAGCTTCTTGTTTAGCACGAGCGTTAAACAAAGCCTGTAGTTCAGGAGTGGTAGCACCATAAGAGCCACCTTGCGCCACAGAAAGACCGCCACGGCCTTGTTGTTGCAGTTTGTTTTGCAGATTAGCTAACTCCAACTCTCTGCCTGGTTGCAACAAAGCCATCTGTTGATTTAAGTAGTTTTGAGCTACTTGTTCAGGAGATTGAGCAATGTACTGACCTCCAAGAGCAGTTAAACGCTGACTTTCTGGAGACAAGGCTAAATATTGAGAAGCAATTTCAGCTAGGCGAGGATCAGTTGTGCCACCCAAATAACCTTGGCCTAGATTAAACATCTGCTGTGCGCCAGCTTGTAGAGGAGCAAATTGTGCTTGCGCTGCTTCTGCTTGCGTTAAACCCGCATTTGACAAAGCCATAAGCCTGTCTTGTTGGGCTTTAGCTTCTGGACTTAGGTTGTAATTAGCATCAATTAATTTTCCTGTTACAGGATCAAACGCAAAGTTAGATGTACCAAACCTAGTAGTCATCCCAATGGGTCTAAACTGAGCACCTAATTTAGCCGCAGCAGTCTCTCTTTCAATCATCGCTTGCGCTGCAAGAGCCGCTTCACGAGATGTCTGTTGTTGCAGAAGACCCGCACCAGTGTTTAATCCAGTAGAAATCAAAGCACCTAGTTGAGCAGGTGTTAAACCCGCAAGAGTTGCTCCTGTTGCTGCTCCTGCCGCAGTCCCTGCCGCAGCTCCTGCTGCCGTTCCAAGACCCGCACCTACACCTGTTGTTAATGCGCCAGCACCTAAATTAGCAGCATTGGTTAATCCAGTAACGCCACCAACAGTTGCTGCTGTTCCAGCACCAGTTCCAAGTAGTTGTGTGCCAAGTGTAGAGCCTGTTAATACGCCAGTGCCAGTTAATGCGGTAGTACCCGTTGCACCAAGTAAGCCAGCCCCAAGAGTTGATCCTGTCAAAACTCCAGTTCCTGTCAATCCACCTGCCGTTGTAAGTCCTGCGCCAGTTGCACCGCCAAGACCTACTGCTCCAGTTGCTCCACCAAGTCCACCTGCGCCAGCCGTTGTAAGTCCTGTTCCCACACCAGTACCAAGACCCGCTACACTAGTTGCACCGCCAAGACCTCCCGCACCTGCCGCTGTAATGCCTGTACCAGCACCCATGCCAGCCACACCACCAGCAGCAGCCGCACCAGTACCATATAAAGCCGCAGTTTCAGCCGCAGTCAGAGCAGTCGCACCCGCAGTACCACCCAATTGAGCTAGTGTTAAACCTGTTGTACCAGCACCACCAGCCGCACCGCCCGCAGCCAATAATCCCGTAGCATCTAGACCAACGTAAGCAGCAGTAGCAATTAATGCGGCTTTTACCCATCCAGGAACATCTGAGCTAGAAGCAGCAGTTGTGTAAAAAATAGGATTACCAGCGGCATCAAAATTAACACGATAGCCAGTGTTTCCTGAACCAGCAAATGTCCCGCCAAAAGAATTACCAACCTGACGTTCAGCATAAGTATTGGGAACTGCTTGACCTGTTACCTTGTTACCAAAACTTCCATTTGGCAATACTCCAAACTGACTAATATCAGTAATACCAATACCAGCCAAAATAGTAGCCATATCAGTTGCATTGGCTTCCGCAGAACCTTGACCTTGACCTGTCCAATTAGCAGTTGTACCTTGGGCTAGGATTTGACCTTTAATATTAGAAATATTAGGGTTAGTTATTTCAAGTTGTGCGGCATCCCTAAATTGAGCAACTTCATTAGCATCAATAGTGCTACCAAATTGTCTAGTCCATTCGTCAACCACGGCTTGAGATTCAGGTGCTCTACCCAATACCTGTTGATATAGTTCAGCAACTGATCCAACTGCCGGACGTTGTGCCAACTCAGGAGCAGCCGCAGTTTTAAACTGTGCCAATTCATTTTCGTCAACATCATTGCCAAACACGCTTTTCCAGTAGGCTAATCCTTCTGGCTCTGCTGAGCGACCTAGCACCTGCTGATAAATGTCATTTACTGTTGGCATTGTTTTTTCTCCTGTGTAGTTCTACTTAATTAAAGATAGAACTTTTTATGCTCGTGCCGCTTCAGCCGCAACCTGTGCTGCTTGATAAGCCGCAATACACTCTGCTGTCCAAGCCACATTGCAGATTGCAACGACATTCGTTGGAACGCCTGTCAGGTCTTGAGCAGGTGTAAGGCTTGAACGATGAAACTTCTTGCTAATTTCAACATCATCCTCAAGAATTCTTGTTGCTTCACGATAAAGAACGATTCCGTTTTCTTCAACAGTAATCTGGTCTACTGAAGTTGTTTTGGTAAGTGACATAATAATTTCCTTTTAAGTTAAGTGTCCGACTAGCAAATCCATGCTAGTTAATTAAACAAAATAAGTTGCAACAAAACCAAACCCCTCATTATTTGCTGAGGCAGTTACAAAACCAGCATCAAGAGTTGTTCCATAAACTGTTGTTACAGCAACTCCATTGTTGAGATTGCTAATATTCATACCAGAACCAATACCATTCCGTGTTCCAACACCAAATGGTAATCCTGTAATTCTTATATAATTATTTGCAGCACCTAAAGTGCCGTTGGTTGGAGTAATAAAACCTAAAACAACAACCATTCCTCCTGTCTTTGTATAAGTTCCTGTGGCAATTGTATAAGTTGTTGCAGTTCCATTATTTACAGTAACAGCAGGTGTCCAAGTCCCTTCCTCGTAGTCATCTAGCGTATTAGCGTTTGATGAATCTGACTGAGTTGCGGGGAATGTGATGCCAGAGCCTGATGCAGAGGGGGTTGCACCGCCTACACCTAAAGTAGTTCCTAGAGATAGAGTGCCAACCCCTGCTACATTGCCAGTTGTGTCTGCAATCGTAACTACAGAATTCTGAATTATCTTGCCAGTTGTGCTATCAAACCTAGCAATAGCATTGTCAGTAGAAGATGCAGGGCCAGCCACATCGCCACCGCCAGAGGCTGCAATACTAATTGAGCCACTGCCATTGGTGATGGTAATTCCAGAGCCAGCAGTCAATGTCGCCTTAGTCAGCGTGTTGCCTGTTGAGTTACCAATTAACAGTTGACCATCTGTGTAAGAAGTTTGTCCTGTACCACCATTAGCTACTGCTAGAGTACCAGCCAAGGTTACTGTTCCTGACGATGTAACTGGCCCACCAGAAGTAGTTAAACCAGTTGTGCCACCACTTACATCAACACTTGTTACTGTGCCAGTTCCACCTGCTGTAGAAGCAATGGTTTGATTAGGCCAAGTGCCAGTAACAGTTACGTTTGTTCCCGCAACAATGCTAGGAGTTGCTGTTCCAGTTCCACCATTAGCAACAGGGAGAGTTCCCGTCACACCAGTAGACAAAGGCAAACCAGTTGCATTGGTCAATGTTGCGCTAGTAGGTGTACCAAGGATAGGAGTAACTAGAGTAGGAGAAGTGGCAAATACCGCTGATCCTGTTCCAGTTTCATCAGTCAAAGCCGCTAAAAGGTTAGCAGAACTAAAAGAACCAAGAGATGTTGCATTGCCAACAGAAGTAACCGCACCTGTTAAGTTAGCGTTAGTCGTTACATTACCCGCAGTTAAACCAGAAGCAGTACCCGTGATGTTTGTTCCAACCAAAGCGGAAGGAGTACCCAAGGCGGGTGTCAACAGTGTTGGCGAGTTTGACAACACTACATTACCTGTACCAGTAGAAGAAGTTACACCTGTACCACCATTAGCTACGGGCAGAGTGCCTGTAATGTCGGCAGTAGATAGGCTTACTGCATCCCATGAAGCATTTGTGCCATCAGTTTGTAGATACTTGTTTGCGTTACCTGTTTGGCTAGGCAAAAGGTTATTCAATCCACCAGCGGCAGTAGAAGCACCTGTACCGCCATCAGCCACTGCTAAATCGGTAATACCTGAGATTGAGCCACCAGTGATGGTTACGCTAGAAGATGTGATTGGGCCTGTAACACCAGCAGTAGCTGTTACAGCACCTGTTAAAGTTGAAGTGCCTGTTACCGCCAAAGTTGTGCTTGCAGTGATTGCTTTAGCCGCCAAGGTAGTATTTGATACTGTGGCAGTTCCTGTAGCCGCACCAAGATTTAAAGTAGTAGCCGCACCAAATGCGTTTACAGTTGTAGATACAGTGTTAAAAACACCTTGTGTTGCAGTGCCAACAATATCGCCAGTTGTGTCGTCAATTGTGACTACACTGTTTTGAATGATCTTACCTGTGGTTGAATCAAATCTAGCAATGGCGTTATCGGTGCTAGAAGCCGCACCATCCGTCTTAGTAGCTACAGCAGTAGCAATATTGTTAAACTCTGTATCAATCTCAGTACCTTTGACAATCTTTAAAGGATTGCCAGGAGATAGGTTATCTTTGGTAGCGAAATTGGTTGATTTGGTGTAATTTGACATGGTTTACCTCTTACCCTATTTTGCCATCTTTGGCTTGAATTTCAATCTTTTGCAGAGAAAATGAAACATTATTGATCGTTGTTTCATAACCAGTTTGAACAATCTTTCCCGCACCTGAAGCATTTGCGGTCAAAGTTTTAATTGGAACGCCACTTGTGTATTCAGCAATGTTGTACTCAGCAATGCCATACTCATAACTTACTTGTGTAGGAATATAGACATTCTCTGATTGATAAGCACCAGAATAGTCAAAGCCCCACTTGATTGTTAAGAACTGATTAGACCCACCAATCACAATGGCAGTAACATTTTTCAGAATAGAAATCTGATTAGGGTTTCCTAAGTCAGCATTGTTTGTGTAATACAAAAAACGATATGTGGATGCGTCATCAAGATAAGTTCCATACTTACCGATATACCCATTCTTACCAATGTACAAGTCGCCATTACGCAAAGAACGCAAGGAAGTAGGAGCAATTGAGTCCCACTTGGTTACACGGGATGCACCATCTTGCAAGGATTGCTTGGTATCGAAACAATAAACTTGTAATGTTGTAGGTAAAACAAGCAAATAAAAGGCTTCTTTTTCTGAGTAAACAGACTTCAAATTAGCCAATGTTTCGCTTGCCAATGATGAATTTAGGTCAAAACGCACATTCTTAGACAAGTCTCGCAAAGGAGCAGACTTCTCTTGAATAGTCCTCATCAATGAACGAACACCTGAATCTGACAAGAAAATAACGTCAGAGCCAACGCTTTGAATGGTATCTCTTGCTATACATCCAATTGAGCCAATTGTGTCGCTCAGAACTAAGGATGCTGGTGTAGAAGCTCCAGAATAGACAAGAATCTGTCGTTTACCAAAGATAAACAAGAAATCATTGTGAGCTGCCAAGCCCATAACTTCATCAGCACCATTGGGCCAGACTCGTGAAACATCTAAATTTCCTGAAGTACCACCAGACCATACATGACCTGCAATCAGATCAGAGAAAGTAACAGTTACTTTGTCAGAAGATGTATTAGCCACCCACAGACGACCAAATGCTGAGATAGCAATGTTGGCTAAAGGAACTGTTCCTGCATAACCTGACTTCTCAGAAACTCGTCTAAATGTAGTAATACTTACAGCGGGGTCATAAATCAGAGGATCGTGACCTGTTTGAAAGAAATAGGCAATCCCATTCAAAGAGGCAGTTTGCCAGTTAGATGCAGTAATGGTAGGAGCAGTACCGCCACCACCATAAGTCAACTCAGTAACTACGTTAGAAGTACCAAGTTTGAATAACTTATTGTTGCCAGCAAAGAGAATTGTCAGAGTCCCGTCAGTCTGGACTAACTCATGGATAACACCAACGTCATTAGCACCAAGATTGCCAGATGAGGAGTTAACCCTTGACCAACCTTTTCTAGCACCAAGTCTGCCGTACTGATCCAAGATGCAGTTAGTCGCAACTAAAGCAAAGCCCGACTCTAAACTAAGAGGCGAATCTTCAGTATTCAGACCAAAAAAGCCTGGTGCTGAGAGACTGTAACTTTGGAGTTGTGCTGCCATTAGACCGCCACAAAGTTGTCTTCAGGATAACGAGTGGACTCCAATGCAATAGCATCAGAGAGCATCCCTCTAAACAAGGCATAAGCCTCATTAGAGTTTGTTCCACCATCTTCACCACGCTCAATCAAAGCACGAGCATAGGCACTCTGAGTCACCAAGTAATCAAGAACTTTTACAGATGTTGAATCGGAACTTAGATTTGCTTGTGGAACAATTAAGTCAAACAGAATGGTAAACACACCAGAAGGAACAGGGAAAAGGTCTACTTTGGTGTCTCCACTACCATCTACACCGCTAAAGGTAAACTCATAGGGTATTGAGGTTGCCGTAGGTGTAAAGTTCAGTCTGCGGTTCATTTCCACAAACGTGATGTTGTTCATGCCAATCAAACTGGTTGTATTGATAACATCATTAACTCTGAACTTCTGACCCGCACCAGTAAGAGAGTATGAACTTGTGTTGGCAGCAGTAGTAACTGTTACAACAGTTGACAAACAATTCCAACTGTAAGAGTCCTCAATCTGACGCTTGGCATCATTGACAAACTTGCCAATCAAAGCAGAATAGGCTGTTTCGCCAACAGTAGAGACTGAGCTTTCACGCAAGCGAATTAACACATCGTTAACAAGTTCTAAGTAGGTCATGTTCGTTGCGCTCCTTGAACCTCAAATGTTGCAATAAAACTGAATGTACTTGCACTTTGAGTTGTAATCTGAATCCTATCGCCTTCTTCCAAAACGATATAAGCATTGCCATCAAACTGTAGATATTCCTTTGTACTAAAGTCGTAATTAGTAAGGATGTCTAAAGTCGTTGCTGTACTTGCGTCATACCATTGGACTGTGATGTGCTTAGTCGATCCACCAGTATTGTGGATATACATGACAGTAAATTTGGCGTAATAACCCGTAGGTACTGTGTAAACAGTTGTCAGCGTATTGGCTGCTGGGCTAATTCCGACAGATACAGGTCTCATTTATTCCTCTTAGAGATCGCTTTAGCCTTCGCTTTAGCGTTTTCTTTGGACGTTGCGCCCCAAGCTCTAAGAGATAATAGGAGTCGGGTAGGCTTCCCATCTTTCATCTCAGCGCCAGGCATATTGCCCATTCGTGCTAAAAAGGATGCCCTACGAGGGTTATCTCCCGACTTTACTGGTGGCTTTAAATTACCACCCGTTTCTGCATTATACGATGCTCTTCCTTTGGCATTCAAGCCCCCCTTGGGGTTTTTTCCTTCTTTTGTTTGCCAAGCAGAAGATTTCATTTCTTCTTCCTTGACATACCTGCTTCGGATAAAGCAATAGCAATAGCTTGTTTAGGCTTCTTGACCACAGGGCCACCCTTACCAGAGTGGAGAGTTCCTGCTTTGAATTCTTTGTAGACCTTGCTAATCTTAGCTTCAGCTTTAGTCTTTTGCATATCAATACATGATCTTGGCTGTGATTGTGCCAGTTACATAAACTGTGCAATTGGCTCTTAGATACTTAGGCGCATTTGCCACAGTAATAATGCCATCACCAGTTAAGGCTGTACCAATCGTTGAGTATGTTGTGCCATCCAAACTTCCTTGCAAAGCAACAGTAGCACTTGTAATGCCTGAAACTTGAAGGAATGCGGGTTGACCAGCATCGGCTTGAACTGCTTTTGATGCGCCTGTGGCAACAACAGCACTAAGAAGGGTAACGGGAGCAGTTAAAGATGACATTATTTACCTCTTCCAGATTTCTTCATCATGTTAGTAGCAGTACGACCACCACGGGTAGGCATAGCTTTAGGCTTGCCAATAGCAATCATTACAGTAACAGGCATAGATTTCTTCTTGCCATACTCTTTGGCTTCTTTCTCGCCTTTTTCTGTATATGGGAATTTCTTGTTTCCTACTTGTGGCATATAAATCCTTATCGAACTAGCTTGGTTGCAATGAAAGAAATGATACCACCCACAATAGAGGCGATAGCCATTCCTACGAAAAAACCGCCTTTAGATTTGTTTGCCATCTCTAAAAGGGTTTTTATATCTTGGCGAAGTGCATGGACTTCTATTTGTAAAGCCTCAACTTGAGCTTCTAGCTTACCAAATTCTCTTGGATCAATTTCCGACATTTGCAACCTCTTTTCTAGGTCTTCCACCACGGGATTTAGGTTTTTCTTCAACTTCCTTTGGAGTTTCCTCAACAAGGACGTATCCCTGATGACCTTTCATGCTATCAATATCGTGTTGATAGGTGAAAGTTACTGTGTTACCTGACTGTAAACAACGGAAAGTAGCCATAAAAACTCCAAAAAAAGGGGGGTATTAGCCCCCTTTAATTAAACCGCACGACCAATAATCAAGGTCAATGTGGTTGTTGCTAAGTCTACAGTACCTGCTGTAGGGTTGTAGGTTGCGATAGTAACTGTATTAGCGGCTGAAACATAGGCTCTACGAACCAAACCTGCCTCATCAACGCCAACAGACATACCGATAACCATATCGCCTAATTTTACGCCTGGAACTGTAACTGTATCTGTAGCGGTTGCAGTCGTAAGAACTGATGCGCTATCAAGAGTACAGGTAACGTCCCAAGTGTCTGTAAATAGACCACGGAACTGGTCATTACCCCTACGTGAGGTAACTGCTGTTGCTGCTGCCATAATAAATCTCCTTAATGTAAAAAACCCCCCACCCGAAGGCGAGGGGAAAGGTTGTTATCGATTAAGAAGGAACAACCAAGGCAAACATGGAAGAAGACAAAGCTGCACCAGTTGTAGCGGCACTACGCAATGCGGCAACGCCATACAAAGTGTCCGATGTGAACAAAGTAGCCAAGTAGTCTTGCTTGTACTGAGTCTGTGAACGGATGCCCACTTGCTCAACCAAAACCATAGCGTCCTTGTGACCCATCAAGCAGACACGAGCAATAGCAGTACCGCTTGCTGGGAAAGCGACAGTTGCAGATGCAGAGTCAGCATTGCTGGATGTGTACACGGGGATACCATACAGTTGACCGATTTCACCATTGCGGATTGCATTACCATTACCAACAAAAGCCTGTTCAGTGTAACGGGCAAGACCCATCAACGTATTACGGCTTGAAGGAGGAATGATAAAGAAGCGACCATCCATAGGAGTGTCGTTGTCATCCAAACGCTGAATAGTACGACGAATAGCCGCATCAGTCAGAGCAGAAGCGTTACCAGTGTTGGTGTTAGCTGTGTAGTCGAAGGTTGTTGTACCATCGCCACCAACAAAACCAGCGTCATAACGTGCGCTACCAGCAGTACCACCATTGGCAGAACGACCCAATTGGATCAAACTTGTATCCACTTGACGAGCCAGAGCGTAACCAGCATCAGCAGTATAGAACTGACGAAGGCTATTCAAGGCTTGTGCTTCAACGATGTCCTCAATGAAACGTGAATATTCAAAGTGCTTGTTAATAGCAACTTGAATTTCTGTCTCAGTATCTGCAATCAAAGTGACAGCAGTAGAGGCGGCTTTTGCAGATGCATTACCACGGGTAGGTGCGGGAATGTGTACTACATCACCCTTCTTACCCTTGAAATTCATCTTCATTACGATGTTAGCCAATACAAGATTCTTCTTGTAAGAGGCTATGATTTCATCTGACCAGATTTCTGGGATGAACTTGTCTGCGGTGGTTACTGTTACCGCTGGTGTTGGATATGCCATAATTAAATCTCCTAAAGTTTAACGAACTCGACCTTCTTGGTATGCCGTCATAATTTCTTGACTTAGAGCATCATACCGATCTGGGTCTTGCATTTTGAGCCGAATAAGGTCAGCCCTTCTGTATACCTTCTTTGATGATTCACCAGAACCACCTACATCAACACCTACTGCTTTTAAGTTCTGCTTGCGAGTTATCTCGCCATCATCACTTGTTTGCTTCTGTTTAACAGAACGTAGCTGTTTATAGGTAGATAGCAATTCATTGGCTGAGTCGTAATCATATCCCGCATCGGCTTGCTCAAAGATTCTTAAGCGAACAGGGCTAGACTTCACCCAATTCGCAAAATCCTGTTCTTTGGCTATTTCACCAAAGTCGGGATGTTCTTGCGCTAACCTCTGTTGAACTTGTGCCCTTCGCATCTCAAGTGTGGCTTGTTTAGCCGCTTGGACATCAGGGTGATTATCAACTGTCCTTTGAACTGCCTTCTGTGGATTCTCAAAGAAATCTACTTCAGGCTCTTCCTGTCTAGTCTGTTGTCGTGAACCAAGGTTCTGTTTGATAAGTTCATCGGCTAACTTTCTGACCTCGCCTACTTCCTGTGCTTGCTTTCCAATTAGCTTTTCAGCTTCTTGGTGCATCCGCACAATCTCGTCTAAACTTTTATCCCTGTATTTATCAGGAAGTTCAGGCTTTTGCTCGATCTTCTGTTGTTCAATCTCTAACTCACCCAACTCTTCTTTGTCATCATCAATCAACATACTTATTTCCTTTTCCTGCCGTCAATCGGTTGTAGGAGATTCAACTCGGCATAATTGCTTATGAGTTGAGTTTCTGCTCGGCTTTTAATCTATCTAAGTGACTTTTCTCGAACCTTCCATGCGCTGATGGAAACGTCCCAGACCACCCTTCTAGCTTAAAAGCTGGTGCAGATAAAATGCGATGAGTCTCCTCACCACAATCACACACAAGACTTGTTGACTCATAAT